CTGCCAGAAGCCACATTGAAGGTCCAGACAGTCGAACCACGGTATGCCACGAACGCGGGAAGAATCCACGTCAGAGGCAGCCCGTGACTGTAGTTGTACTGGAAGTTGGATCCAGGTACGACAATACCCTTAGCGTTATTGATCCCGCCAGGGTCATAGCCGTACATTCCTGGGATCTTGGAGTAGTTCTTCCTCCAGATAACCACATCGCTCGTCGTGTCCGTAGCGGGTGTGGATACCGATACCAGGGTGGATCGGCGTAAAAGCAAGCGCAGAGACTTGACCGTTTCACCGAAGTTAATAAGGTTTTGCTCGTTGCAGTGCTTGTTCTGCATGGTACCAAGCGTAGCTGTGGTAATTGTGTCTGATTGGACTGCAAACATGGAGAAATCAGGTGCTTCCACCGGATTAGCAAACTCGATGTTTTCTGCGGCCCGGACAGCCACCATGATCTTAACCTCGGACACCGCGACAGGAGCCGTCAGTGCTGTGAGGACACGGACCATGATAGTGCCGTTATCAAACTGTGGGTTGTACGTGTACGTCGGTGTGGCCGACGTGGAGAAGGCCAAGTTAGCCGCCGTATAGCCCGTTGACCGATTGGTGAGATACGAGATGGCTTGCTGATAAGGAACAACAAACTCGATCTCGTTCGATACACCAAGATCAATGATAGAGGTGAAAACAACATTTGAAGTGTTCACCTCGGAGATGATGTTCATTCCGGATGAGCCTGTGGGGTCGAAAGAGATCCGCAGGCGACCTTTATGAAATTGGGATGCGACGATCGAAAACTTAAAAACGATGTCACCCCGCCAATTGTTGAACAAAGCAGAGACCCAACACAATGGTGTCATGTAGATCTTAGCATTTGTGGCCCCATCTGTATCATAGAGACGCGGTGTGACTCGACTTGTAAACAAGATCTTGTCGCTCGCGTCTACTGTACTCCAGGTTGCTGTCGTTAAGTAAGACTCACGACTAGCCAAAGCCACAATGTTCAGCTCATCATCCGACGTCAGCCCAACTACAGTCGGGTCAACAGTCAATTCATTCTTTGGATCCAGGGTAAGTTTCTGGACCGGATATCCTATCTGCGTGCTCGCAAGCTGCGGGAACGCATCAGGACGGACTGGGTGAGTGTCCGCTATCACGGGGACATTAGTCCAACCAAATAATGAGGCTATACTTGAGACGGCACTAGCACCCATACGGGTAGCTGTTGCAAACTTGCCTATAACGGGCACTTTCTCAAGCATGGATGCTGCGCGAGCCACCGCCGAGGCGGGGCCGGAAACAGCACCTTGTCCGTATTCGTCAGATTGAACGACCATGGATTGCGTGGCCAAACCCACAGAGGGGCCTGACAACTTGACGTCTTCAGCCCAGGCGTATACCGAGATGGTCACACCTGAGCCAACGGCGTCGTTTGCAGATTCTAGGGTCGTGTAGTTGACGAACGATAATCGCCCTTGGTCGATCATTGCCTGGTTCGATTGAGCATTGATCCAGTTGGACTGGTAGAAGAACGGTAGGGTCATTTCACCACCGGCATTCAACTGTGGTTCTAGCCACAGGTGGGGCCGCTGGGAAAGAGGAATAAAGTACTTCGTGCCAGAATCATTCTGGATTGTACTCGGTGTCAACGTAGGGAGGGGTTGATAGCCCATGTACATGCGCCCGTAATAAAACGGAGATGCATTGAGCAACACCTTCAACTTCAGTTTACACTGGACGAACGAGAAGTTGTTCAACTTGTACTTCACGCGCGCGTCAGAAAAGTAGAGTTCCCACGGGTTAAAATTCCGCGTGGTGCCAACTACATCTGCCTCCGCCCACGTGAAGGAAGCGATGCGCACCGGCCGTGACAGGAACTTGACGAAGTCGATGTTCTCGGTCTGATCGATGCTGGTTACATCAGGTGGCGCAATGTCCAATCCCGCGACAGCGCCGCGAGACGTATCATTGAACGTCACCGTCTCATGCACATCTGCTGACAAATCCACCCCACTCATAGCGGGAATGGGCTCAGATTGCACACTCATATCAAGAGCCGTGTAGTCAGTATACACGGGCGACCCAACTGGGGTCGCACCAGGTGACGGTTCTGGTACCGTCACGCTACCTTGCTCGATTCTGCAGTCGAGCTCCTCAAATTGGTTGGTAG